GGTATCGCAGAGGCGCTTTTTTCGCCTAGCGATAGAATTTTGCTCACCTAAACGGCAATCAACATGAAAGCCGTTCAAGATGAGCAGGAGGATTTACCAGTTAAGTTGGAAACCGGAATCGGTTCGTTTGAAGGTTTGTGGCTTTGGGGGTTTTTCGGGGACGATAATTGGTTCTTCGACTACCGGCTGTGGCTTGGCGACCTTCTTGATCCTGCTGGGAACGCCTTCTCGAAATAGCTGGTTGTTGATAATCTTGCTGATTTGGCCCTGTGTGATTTTGTACTTCTTGGCCAATAGCTTTTGCTTGGTCCCTAAAGTCCTGTATTCGAGCCTGATCTTGTCTGCCGTCTCTAGATTAATTGCTTTTCTCCTTCATGTTAATTGAACCAGCTCGCTTGAGGTTCTTGTGCTTTCGATTGTTCTCGCACCAGGGACAGCTTCCGTGACTTCGACAAGACTTGTCAAGCGCCTTGGTGCCAGTGTATGGCTTCTTTTTGCTTCTGCTCATTTTTAATCCTCTCGTTTAATGTTATCCATGCCTTTGCAGCAGTCTGAGGCACTACTCCGTTTCCCAAGAGCCTAATGCGGTCCACCCTGTCGGGACACCCATCAACCACTCGACCCAGTCTGGGTTCAGGTGGCCACTTGTTGAGTTCTCCGCTTGATACTCTGCTCGCGCTAGTTGATCTAGTCGCTTGCGCTCTGTACCGTCTGGGTTCTTCGATGTCGTTGCCATCCCTGGCGCGTCTTTGTAATCCCTCGCTGATGGTGTTGGCCAAGTCTGGCGGTAAACCGCCGCCACATTGAGATTCTGCATACAGTTGTCCCTTTGTAGATGCTCCCTGCCTGTCACGCTGCGGTAATCCCGCGATGCCGGTGTCGGCCAATACCTCGGAACCAGATGCTGCCAATCCCCCGCTGCCACATCCATCAGGTTCTTTGGCCCCTTTGTGTTGGCGTTCTTGTTGGGCGCTTCCATCCCAACAGTTGGGGTCGGAACCGAGTACCGCTGCACTACTGCTACCTGCTGACTCAGGCCGTACTGAGCGTTCCTCCATGTCACCTTGTCGTACATCCGCTCGCCCAACCTGGGCGGCTGACCGTCCTTCGTTTGCAGGCGGTCTATCGTTATCCCAGGCTCCTGCGCTGATGGAGTTCGCCATAATATAGACGCGCTTTCGCTGGTGAGGCGCACCGACTTCAGCCGCTGAGAATATTCCCCACGTTGCTTGATAACCTGCTCCTTCCAAGTCGCCAATGACCTCTCTGAGTCCAAGCGATATGTGTCCTTCGACGTTTTCAAAGAAACACTGAACAGGTCTAATTGATCTGATGTGGTCGAGGATGTAGGGCCAAAGATGTCTGGGGTCTTCTGTTCCCAGTCGCTTTCCTGCCGCTGAAAACGGCTGGCACGGGTATCCTCCAGTAATGATGTCAACGCAGTCTCGAAAGAGGTGCGCTGGGAAGGTTTTAAGATCCGTGAAGATAGGCGCTGGAACCAACTCACCCGATTCCATCTTTGAGACCAAGTTCGCAATGGCGAAGGCTTCGATCTCCACATAACACAGGACTCGATGCTTGACCCCAGCAAGGTCAAGTCCTCTTTCGATGCCAACATATCCCGCGCAAAACGCGATGACAGTGGGTAATTTCTTGGTAATATCCACACTAACTCCACTCCTCAAGTATCTCAATCAGCTTGCCGCTTTTAATTATCGGCATCCCGTTTTCGTTGTTCAGCTTGACCTTAACCCTTGCACCGATCATGCCGCCGCTCATCACAAACTCAGCAATTAAGCGTTTTATGATTTCAGATTCGATTTCTTTCTTTTTGCTTCTGCTCATTATTTGTACGGTCTTAATTGGTGTAGCGAGCAATCAGTCATCTCGCACAACTTGATTTCCATGCGCTGGCCACAGGTGCAGTCCCAGCACTTGGCGTTGATTGCTAACCTAAGCGATTTAGGATTTGCTTTAGCCTTCTCTTCAGGGTTCCTCCTCGAGGCAGTCGCAATGATTTCGCCAGACTTGACCTTTCTGTTATACTCTTGTAACTTGCTGATATTATTCATATTTACTCCTATATCATTCCAGCAGAATGAAGTTGCTCATATTTGTCGTTATCATCCCATTCACTGCGCTGCTCTTCCCAAATATCGCTAATTAGCTTTGCTTGGGCGGCTAAGTCATAGACCATCTGTGCCAGATCAAGATCGATACCAGCATCAAGGTTGCTGCGTATCTCAAATATGCAATCATCTATTTCTGATAATGCTTCCTCGACTTTCTTTGGTGTTGTTTTCATGCTACCTCCTCAAGTAGTAAAACATCAATCATATTGTTGATATACTATATAATCACAAAGGAGACATACATGGCAAGTACTGGTGGAGTTAAATTAGGTTCAACCTATGACGAGGCTAGAACGCGCAAGATAAACGCTGAGGCCGAGATCTCAGAGCTTGAGCTAGAAAAGATTAAAGGCGCTTTGGTCCTTGCTGAAGACGTTGCCAAAGCCTGGATGGACGTTCTTGGTGCGCTCAAAGGCAAACTGTTATCAATACCAACCAAAGCGGCTCCAATCGTTGCGGCAGAGTCTGATGCTGCGATGTGCCAATCTATCCTCGAAGACACCATTAATGAAGCACTTCAAGAGTTAAGCAACTATGACCCTAAAATCAACGCTGGAAAATCGAAACCTTCTGAAACAGCATCTGAAGACGGCAATGATGACTCTTCAGCCACCACCAAAGTTAAGCGTGGCAGAGTGGGCAGACCAACGAAGACGGCTAGACTCGCAGACTAGCTCAGAGCCTGGAAGGTGGTATACATCTCGCAGTGAGTATCAGAGAGGCATGATGGATGCCTGCTCAGATCCGAGAAACAAAGAGGTTGTAATCATGGCGGGTGCCCAGCTAGGCAAATCAGAAGTTTTGCTTAACATAATAGGCTACCATATCGATAATGACCCTGCGCCCATTTTGATGCTCCAGCCTACAGAATCAATGGCCCAAGCCTTCTCGAAAGATCGAATTGCTAATGGCTTACTGCGAGCAACGCCATGCCTGTCTGGTAAAGTTAAAGACCCAAGGGCAAGAGACTCGAACAACACTACGCTGCACAAGATCTTTCCAGGCGGCTCATTGAGCTTGGTTGGTGCCAATAGTCCAGCAGGGCTTGCCAGTCGCCCTATTCGAGTCTTGTTGGTGGACGAATTAGATAGAGCGCCAGCATCTGCCGGTTCCGAGGGTGATCCACTAAACCTAGCGAAAAAGCGTACATCTACGTTTTGGAACAGGAAAATCGTTATTGTCAGCACTCCAACAAATAAAGGTGCCAGCAGGATAGAAGAAGCCTATTTGAACTCAGATCAGCGCAAATACTACATTCCATGCCAGCATTGCAAAGAATTTCAGGTTTTGAAGTGGTCAAATGTGAAGTGGCAGGACAATGACCCAAAGACTGCAAAATACATGTGTGATTCATGCGGCTCGCTGTGGGATGAAAGTGACCGCCGTTGGTCTGTTAGGAATGGTGAATGGCGAGCCAATAAAGAGTTCAAGGGAATTGCTGGGTTTCACATCAGTGGAATGTACAGTCCATGGACGCCTCTCGCGGATGGTGTTACAGAATTCTTGACTGTTAAGAAGAATCCCGAGCAGCTTCGAGTCTGGGTTAATACATATTTAGGCGAATCATATGAAGAAAAAGGTGAAGCAATCGATCATGGCGCATTAAATGACCGAAGAGAAGATTTCGACGGAATAATACCAGAAGAAGTTATATTTCTGACATGTGGTGTCGATGTCCAAGATAATCGATTAGAGCTGTCTGTGATTGGATGGGGCAGGGATTACGAGGCATATGTTATTGAGCATATAACACTGTATGGCGACCCATCTACGCCACAATTGTGGACAACATTAGATTCTCACCTGTTTAAGATGTATGAAGCTGTAAATAATAAGCAAATGCCGATTAGAGCTACATGCATAGACTCAGGTGGACACTTCACAAATACTGTATATTCCTACTGCAAAAAGCATACAGGCAGGAGAGTATTTGCAATTAAGGGTGTTGGTGGTGAAGGCAAAGGTATTGTTGGACGGCCAACCAAAAACAATATAGGTAAATGCCCATTATTTCCTGTAGGCGTCGATACTGCCAAAGACTTGATATTTGCTCGATTGAGAATTACCGAAGAGGGTCCAGGATATGTGCATTTTAGCGATAAACTGGATGATGAGTATTTTTTACAGTTAACGGCTGAAAAAGTTGTTACTAAATATCATCGCGGATTCAAAAAAAGAATGTATATCAAGTCAAGACCGAGGAACGAAGCTCTTGACTGTATGGTATATTCTATAGCGGCTTATGCTATAATAAATATAGATGTCAATAGTTTGGCTGATAGGCGCGATAATGATGTTGCTGATGAGCCTGAAATTCAGCAAGAACAGCGCACAAAGCCTGTTGCAATGCCTTTTGTGCCGAGAACTGGTTCAGGCTTTGTAAATTCGTGGCGATAGGATAAATTAATGGCTAACGCTTTTGATCCAACAGAAGCCCCCGAGGGCGAGCCTTCAAGCATTGTTGTGGGCGACTTTCTGCAATGGAAAAGATCAGACATATCTAAAGATTACCCTACCTCAAGTGGATATACAACAGAATATGTTGCAAGAATAACTGCTGGCGGGTCATCTGAAATCAAAATACCCCAATCTGTTTCATCAACAGATGATTATTACTTATTTAGTGTATCAAGCGACATAAGCGCAGCTTTCTTGCCAGGGTCTTATCACTGGCAGCTAGAGCTTACGCAAACATCGTCAAGCAATAGAATTGTCGTTGATTCTGGCGACTTTTTTATTGTTGCAGACATGGACAATAACCAAGCTGATGCAAGAATCCATGCTGAGATAATGGTAGCAAAGATTGAAACCATTTTGCAGGGCAAAGCTGACTCAGATGTCGCCAATTACTCGATAGCTGGTCGATCATTGACCAAAATGTCATTCAAGGACTTGATGGATGCTCGCGAATACTACAAGCGCGAGGTTACCAAGTTGAAAAATGATGAACTATTAAAGCGCGGCAAGTCTGGCGGTTCGACGATACGAGTAAGATTCTGATGGGAATATTTGACTATTTCAAGAAACCAGAACCTGTAGCGCCAAAAGTGTTCAAGCGAACATATGCTGCCGCCAATCAAGGTCTGTTATTTAATGACTTTAAAGCGTCAGAACGATCAGCAGACAGTGAATTACAGCCAGTATTAAAGACTATACGCGCTAGAGCTAGAGATTTAGCCAGAAACAACGAATACGCCAAAAGATATCTCAATCTGCTCAAAACTAACGTGGTAGGTGAGCGCGGATTTGGCCTTCAGGTCAAGTCGCTCGATTCAACCGGAAAACTTGATCAAGTCGGAAACCAAAGCATTGAAGACGCATTCAGGGCGTGGGGAAAGCTGTCATATCCAACGGCAGACGGTAAAATGTCATGGATTGACGCGCAGAAGCTATGTATAGAGACATTAGCGCGTGATGGCGAAGTGTTTATCATCAAGCATCGAAGTGCAAAATTCAAGAACTCATTTGCAATAGAGTTCATCGAGGCAGATCAGGTTGATGAAAGCCTGAGCCAGAAGGCGGCAAATGGTAATGATATAAGAATGGGCATTGAGCTGGATAATTTTAGGCGTCCAGTTGCCTACCATGTGCTTGGATATCACCCAGGCGATTACGATTACACGACAAAAAGCATTACACCAAAGCATATCCGCATACCTGCCGAGAGAGTGATCCATGTGTTCGTTCCGCTGCGAGCAGGGCAGACTCGCGGAGAATCTTGGATGTCCCCCGCGATGGCAGGAATGAAGCAATTGGGTGGATACCGAGAAGCTGCAATAGTTGCGGCGCGAGTTGGTGCCAGCAAGACTGGGTTTTTTACATCTCCTGCTGGTGACGGATTTGCTGCTGATGATTTAGACGGCAATATACCAATAATGGACGCTCAACCAGGCAGCTTTCATCAGTTGCCTGCTGGAGTTAGCTTTCAGTCATTTGACCCAGCCTATCCAAGCAATGAATTTGAGTCGTTTCACAAGTCTGTTTTGCGAGGCATAGCATCAGGATTGGGCATTAGTTATACCAGCCTATCAAATGACCTTGAGGCAACGAGTTATAGCTCTATCCGTCAAGGAGCCTTGGAAGAACGCGATCATTATAAGAATTTGCAAGCGTTTATGGTTGAGCATTTTATCAGGCCGGTTTACGAAGAATGGTTGGCTTCTGCCATGGAGATAGGATCAATTAATTTGCCTCTGAGGGTTTATGAGAAGTTTGCTTTAGCGTCTGAGTTTAGAGGCAAGGCATGGTCATGGGTTGATCCGCAAAAAGAAATGACAGCAGCAGTAATGGGTATGAAGAATGGTATTTTATCAATTCAAGATGTTGCATCACAATATGGTAAAGATGTTGAAGAGTTGTTCTCGCAAATACAAAGAGATAAAGCGTTGGCTGAACAATTTGGTATTAAGTATGCTCTTGAGCCTTTCGCAGCACAAATGGTTGCAATTCCTCCTGATGTAATTGGAGATAGCTCTGTTGATTAAAGACGCTCTAATTAGCATTCTTAAATCGTTTTGGTACGCTGTCGCGACATTAGCGATAGGTGTTGGTTTTTGTATTATAATTACAATAGGCATTATTCATGGAATCGTTTACAGAGATTGATATACCGGAATCTCGACCTTATCCAAATGAACATGCGGCAAGGATAACTGATCCGAAGCTGTATGATGAGTTCAAGAGAACAAACGATAAGTTTGGGCCAGGAATTGATGCAATTTGGGGGCTTAAAGAAGGTGAAATAAGCCTCCAGGGTATTAGGTTTGACAAAAACAAATATACAGTTGATGAAGCAAAGAAATGGCTTAAAGATAATGATTACACACCAATTAAATTTGAGCCAGCTACAGAAGGAAGGACTATGGACCAAGTAATAGAAACACCAGAAGTCATTGACGAAATTGTCGAAGAAGTTATTGAGGATATTGTGGAACAGCGGAAAGAATTGGAAGTTCTACATCGAGCAATGGCTGTTGAGATGTCGCCAATTAATGAAGAAAAACGAACTGTACAAATTGCCATTTCATCTGAAGAGCCTGTAGAACGATCTTTTGGGATGGAAGTGCTAGAACATTCTGCCGAAGCAATGGACCTATCATTCCTTGCATCTGGCAGAGCGCCTTTTTTGATGGACCACGATCCTGAAAAGCAAATTGGCGTTATTGAATCTGTTGAGCTTGATAGCAATTCCCGCAGACTACGGGCAAAAGTGCGCTTTGGAAAAGGCGCATTGGCTAATGAGGCATTTTCAGATGTTGCTGACGGTATCAGAGCTAACATTAGCGTTGGATATTCGATAAGCAAATTAGAGCGTGATCCAAAAAAAGCCAACACATATTTGGCCAAAAAATGGCGTCCCGTCGAAGCATCACTAGTATCTATTCCCGCTGACGTGACAGTTGGTGTTGGTAGGTCTTGGGAGTCTTCAACCCAAAACATAACTGTAATTTCTAATGGAGAAAAAACTATGTCAGAACTAGACATTGCAGCGGTTGAGGCACAAGCCAAACAAGCTGCACAACGTAACGCTGCTCAAATTGTTGAGCTTGGCGCACGACACAACAAATCTGATCTGGCCCACAAAGCTATTTCAGAAGGCCGTAGCATCGAGGAATTCCGAGGTGAATTGCTTGAAGTAATCGGTTCTAAAAAAGCATTGGAAAGCCAAGATGCTGGCATGAGCAAGAAAGAGATCAAGCGATTCTCAATCATGCGAGCCGTCAATGCTTTGGCTAATCCTACCGATCGTCGCGCTCAAGAAGCCGCTGCATTTGAATTTGAATGCTCACGCGCTGCTGCTGAAGCCTATGGTCGAACAGCTCAGGGTATCCTGTTGCCTGCCGAAGTTCTGCGTAACTGGAAGCGCGACCTGAACAGCTCTGATGAATCAGCATTGTTCTCTGATGACTTCCGTGGCGGCGACTTCATTGATGTCCTGCGAAACAGCTCATCAGTAATGCAGGCCGGTGCGCGTATGCTGACTGGTCTTTCTGGTGATGTAAAAATCCCACGCAAGACTGCTGGTGCCGCTGCCGCTTGGATAAGCACTGAAGGTGGAGCTGCTTCAGAGTCAGAAATGACTGTTGGCTCAGTTTCTCTCCAGCCTCGCACACTGGGTTGTTTTACTGACGTAACACGGCAATTGTTGATCCAAAGTTCATTGGATGTCGAATCTTTGATTCGTGATGACCTGGCTCAAGCTCTTGCTGTTGCAATCGACAAAGCTGGTCTTGAGGGTACAGGTGCAAGTGGTCAACCAACTGGTATCCTGAACACTTCCGGTGTTAACACTGTTGCCGCCTTTGCTGCTGCAAATCCGACTTTTGCTGAGGTAGTTGGTCTTGAAACTGCCGTTGCAGAGGACAATGCACTGCTTGGTAGTCTGTCGTATATCATGCCAGCATCAATGTATGGCGCATTGAAAACCGTGGAGAAAGCCTCTAACACTGCACAATTCGTTGTGGAGCCAGGCGGCACTATGAACGGCTACCGAGCTATTGTTTCCAACCAGGCAACTGCTGGAAATCTTTATTTCGGAAACTTCAATGATCTTCTCATTGGTATGTTTGGCGGTTTGGATATCGTAGTTGATCCATACACCAATAGCACCTCTGGCACGATCCGAGTTGTAGCTCTGCAATCTGTAGATGCAGCAGTTCGTCGCGCAGTCAGCTTTGCATACGGCAATGATGGCGTCTAAATAAGTGAGGGGGGGCTTGCGCTCCCCCAATCTTTGGAGGAAATATGAAATACGAAGTGATGAAAGGTTGTGTAATTAAGGGCCAGCCACACAGTGTTGGCAGTATTGTTGAGCTTGATCATTCGCAAGCTAAAGAATTGATAGAAATCGGCAGAATAGCTCTTCTGTCAGAAGTAGTTAAGCAGCAACCTGTTGAAGAGCCAATAGAGCTTGAAAACAGAAGTGTTGGCTTGGATGCATCAGATGACGCTATTGTGATCAAAAAGAAGAAGCATAAATGACAATAGAAACATCAGAATTCCGATCAATCATGCTGGCAGATTTCGGCATTGATTCCGTTTACACGCCAATTGGAGGCGGTGCAACGACGATTAAAGGAATTTTTGATAACGATTATCAGGCATATGATGCTGGTGGAAGTGTCTCGTTTGCTGTTCAAGTGCCAAGATTCTTCTGCCAGACAGCTTCAATGCCTGCCGCTCAAGAAGGCGATCAGATCGTTGTTAGTGGTGTTACATACATCATTCGAGTGGTAATGCCAGACGGTACAGGCATGACTGAACTAGCTTTAGAGAAGCAATAATGCCTCACGTTAGAAAGCAAATAAGAGATGCACTGATTACTAGGCTAACTGGTCTGGCAACCACTGGAACGAAAGTATATAGAAGTCGAGTCTATCCACTGGCTGAAGGTAAGCTACCAGGAATAGTTGTATATACAAATAGCGAAGAAATTAACTACTTGACCATGAGGCTTCCCAGGACTGAAGAGAGAATATTGTCAGTCAGTGTGGAGATATACGTCAAGGGCGTTATTAATTATGACGATACCTTGGACGAAGTATGCCTTGAGATAGAGAATGCACTTTATAATGATGTGACGTTAAATGGCCTCGCTAGAGACTCGAAAGTAATCAGCTTTAATAGCGAGTATAATGGCGATGGTGATCAGCCAATTTGTGTTGGTAAAATAGATATTCAGATCACATATTCAGTGCTGGAGAACTCTTCAGCAGTGTCTGTGTGATTTGTTTATGTTGGTACTACAATTAATGATTTATAGGCGCACAGCGCAGGAGTAAAAATGGCTACTTTGACAGGAAAAGACGGCGCTGTGTATGTTGGCGCCACTGCAATCGCGGAAATTCGTGATTGGAGCATAGAAACGACCAGTGAAATGGTTGCAGATACAGTAATGGGTGATTCTTGGGTTACTAACAAGCCAACCCTGAAATCATGGACCACATCAGTAAATTGTTACTGGGACTCAGCAGATGCAGGCCAAACGGCATTGGTTGAAGGCGCAGAGGTTGTTATCAATGTTTATCCATCTGGTAACACTAGTTCCAAGACATATTACACTGGCTCCGTTATCGTTGCATCAGTAAGCAAAAGTGCTTCATTCGATGGCATGGTTGAAGTCTCTTTCTCAGGTACTGGTAACGGCGCACTGACTGAGGATACTGTAGCCTAATGAGCAAACTAATCGATGTAGCGGTTACGCATTTTAGCAGCCAGGAAGTTCGCAAGTTGGAAGTTCCAGAATGGCAGACCACTGTATATTCTAAAAGCCTTTCATTGGATGATAAGGCTAAGTGGTTATCACGATCAGATGGTGATACGACAGATTACATGATCTACTCGTTGATCTATGGTGTAACAGATGAAAGGGGTGAACCATTATTCGATATAGGCGATAAAACCAAGCTAAGACGTAATGTCGATCCAGACGTTATTTCCAAAGTCGCTAATTTCGTTCTGAAACTCGACGCAAAAAGCGAGGAAGATCGCGAAAAAAACTCATAGGCGCTCAGGGTAATCCGACAGAGCTGTACTATATGTACACTCTAGCGGATCACCTTGGGCAACCTCTGTCATCTGTATTGGCAATGACTGTCGATGAATATGATCATTGGTTTACGTTTTTGCGATTAAAGAGCGAGCGAGCGAAGAAAAATGGCTAACATTGATCTATATTCTATTGCAGTTAAGGATAACGCCTCATTAAAAATTGATGGCATTTCCAAAAAATTGCAATCAATGACGCAATCTTTGCTGAAGCAAAAGATGGCAACACAGCTATCTGCTGATGCTCTTGTTCGCTGGGAAGCAAAGCTGGCTGGTGCTGGACCGTTCCAGGTCATGCAGATATACCAGTTACAACGTCAAGTAAAAGCCCACAAAGAAAAACAGGCTGCTGAAGCGCAAGCATTAGAAGCAACTGTTACCGCGCAAAAAATGGAAGCTCAAGTTAGATCGCAACAACTGCAATCAACAATTAGTTCGATTGATAGAGCTGCTGCGGCTCAAAGAAAAGCCCAGCAAGTAGATATGCAGGCAAAAGTAGCTACAGATAAATTAGTTAAATCTTTGCGTGATGAGGCCGCAACCTATGGCATGACAAGAGACCAGATAGAGCTTTATAGATTAGAGCAGTCTGGAGCAACCCAGGCTCAAATTCAATCTGTCAAAACTGCTCAAATATACAGGACAGAGCAAATAAAAGGCATTGCGGCAAGCAAGGGTTTAAATAAGCACTTGAGGTTTATGCGCGGCGGTTTTGGTCAAGTAGGACATCAACTACAGGATATAGCAGTTCAGGCCCAAATGGGAACTAATGCTATGATCATATTTGGTCAGCAAGGTTCACAAATAGCTTCGCTGTTTGGTCCTCATGGAGCAATGATAGGTGCTTTCTTGGCCGTTGGCGCTGCCATTGGTTCAGTTTTGATTCCGTCACTATTTGGTGCCGGAGAAAGCATGAAGCAAGTTAAAGAATATATTGATGGTTTGATTGATAATTTTGATAATCTTGATGGCGCTTTGAAAATAGAAGCGTTAAAGCAAGTGCAAAAGCAAACCAAAGGTTTTCAGGAAATCATTGATGACGCAAATAAATCAATAGATCAATCACGACAATCTATAGAATACTGGAAAAGTGTTATATATGATGTTGATTTTGCTGGATTAGGTAAAACAGCAAACATAAACGAAGCAATAGAAAATATAGAGAGGCAAACAATAATCCTTCTAGCTGCTCAAGCTCTTATGGGCAAGTTAGCCAGTAAAACAGATGATGTTAGTGATGCCGCCCAAGGTGTAATAAAAGCTCTTGAAGAAGAAGAGGCTGCACTTGGGGCGACAAGAACAGAAATGGCTTTATATAATGCCGGTGTAACTTCTGGATCTAATACAGGAAAAGTAATAGCAGATATTGTTGATAGAATTGAATCATATAAAAAAGAAGAAGAGGCTTTAAAATCATTTAGGAAATTACAGGAAGATCAGATTACAGCAACAGAAAGTCCGGCAGAAAAAATAGCAAGAGAGTATGAAGAAAGAATAGCTGTCATAAGAGAATATCAAGCCACAGAAAATGCAATTAAAGAAGAAGCAATTGCGGCAGAATTGGCGGCAGAAAAGATAAAGAATGACGCGATCAAAAAGCTAAATGATGATGTTGCCAAATCACAATTAGCTGCTGCATCTTCAGTATTATCCTCTTTTCAGAATCAAATATCTGCAATGGCAGAGTTTGTTGAAGAAGGATCTGCGCTTGGCAAGGCGTTCTATCTAGCCCAGCAAGCGATGGCCGCTGGTATGGCTATCATAAAGGGTTATGAAGCTGCAATGACCATTAGAGCAATGATGCCTATTGCTGGAGAGCCTTTAGCTGCGGCATCTATAGCTATGGGCTATATTACTGCCGCAATGATTGCTGGTCAGACTCTAGCATCGTTTGAAGGTGGTGGCCACATAGGAGGTAGAAGCCGATCAGGTGGCATGGACAATAAGGGTGGCGTTTTAGCCATGTTACATCCCAATGAATCGGTAATTGACCATACTAAAGGCCAGAGCAGCGGTGTTACAATCATCAACAACATAGACGCATCTGGTGCTGGCCCAGAGGTTGACATAAAGATTGAGAAAGCAATGAATCAATCAAGTGCAATGACTGTTGCCAAGATTCAAGACCTGATGAGCCGGAGAAGATTCGCGTGACAATATTCGCTTTTCCAAACATTACTCCAACATCCAATTCGTTTGAGCTTGTGACGAATACAAAGACGTTCAGGTCTCCGCTGACTAACTCTGTTCAAACGTCAAGCAGGAAAGGCTCGCTCTGGTCAATCGGTATGACTTTTGAGAATTTGAGTGGAGATCAAAGAGCTGAAATGCAGGCTTTTATTGTCAAGCTGAACGGGCAAGAGCATCGATTTAGAGTTCAAGATCATTCTTTTGTGCGTCGAGGAGTTGGAACTGGAACATTGACAGTTAACGGTGCTGGGCAAGGTGGTAGAGTGCTTGTTTGCACTACGACAGGGTTCAGTATTAATAATTATGTCAGGATCGGAGACTATATAGAATTCAATAACGAGCTGCATATGGTCGTTGCTGACGCAAATTCAGATGGTGCTGGGAACATTTCAATTGAGATTGCGCCGCCAATTCGCAAGCCAACGATAGATAATGATTCAATTAGTTATGCGGCACCAGTGAAAGGCGTTTTCATGCTTTCTTCAAAATCAGGATGGTCAACAAATGTTAGTTTGTTGTCTTCATTTTCAATTGAAGCTGTTGAGGATGTATTGGCATGAGTAGAGCGTTTGGTGCAGAAAGTGCAGCGGCTTTCATTCAGCCGAATGTTTCGATTATCACTTTTGTGATGATGGATTTCACAACTGGAATAGTGCGAACTCATAATGGTATTGGCACATATACTTGGGGCGGCGAGGAATGGATTGGCGTTGGATCTCTTGGCGCAGTATCCCAGTTCGAGGAGGGCGCTGATGTATCTCCATATGGCATAACATTGAGCATTTCAGGCTTGGATTCGACAGTTTCTGGCGAGGCATTAAATCATGATTATTTCATGCGTCCAATAGAAATTTACATTGGAGCCTTATCAGCAGATGATGAGCTGCTAAACAATCCTTTGCCAATTTGGTCTGGGCATATGGATGTTATGACTTTAACGGCTGGCACTGAAAATGATACAATTACAATTAAATGCGAGTCAGAACTTGCGGCTTTTGATAGGTCTTCAAATTTAAAATATACAACTCAATCGCAGCAAAAATTTTATCCTGGAGATTTGTTTTTTGAGTTTTTGCCAAAGATCGAAGGAGCCAAAATTCGATGGCGTGATAAAACATCAGATTCAATTGCTGGAACTCCTAGGGCAACAATAGTTGATGGTATTGGAGCTAAGGCAGGAAGTGGTCGATAGAAGAAAACAAACTATACAAGCATTAAACGCTTGGAAGAGAAGGCGATTTGATTATGGAGATGCTGATTGCTGTCAATTTGTTGCTCATGTTGTAAAACATATTGGCGGCAAAGACTACGCAGAGGGATTTGCATATAACAGTGAGTCTGAAGCAGGCTTATTGATATCCAAATTTGGCAGTTTAAAAGAATTGATTACAAGCGTCCTTGGCGAACCATCTGATAACTTGCTTGATGGCGATCCTGTAATTAGTTTTTTCCCTGTTACCGGCGAAACAATGGGCATTAAATTAGGCGATAAAGTTGTTTGCTTGACCGAAAAAGGACTAATAAAATTGTCAAATAATTATCAGATTTGTGGGTGGTCTATATGCCACCAATAGTTGCATTTGGAGCGGCCGTCGTTGGCACTGGAATCTTAGGTGTTGGTGTATTTTCAACGGCAACACTTTTCGTAATCGGTGCTACAGCAACGGCACTTTTGGTTGGCGCTGGAGCATTAGCTTTTAAGGCGATGATACCGAAGATAAATTACGATCAGCCAGATAATGATAAAAGCCGTCAAACTACTGTTAGAAGCACAATAGAGCCGCAGAAAATAATATATGGCGAAACCCTTGTTTCTGGGCCTATAACTTTTGTTGGTGTCAGTGGTCCACAAAATCGAGTAATGCATCATGTTATTGCATTGGCTGGCCATGAAGTTAATGCTATAACTGATATTTGGCTAGACGATCAAATAATTCAAAATTCTACAATCAATGGCTTTGGCAATGTAACTAGCGGAACATTTGCTGACATTGTTAGGATAACAAAATATCTTGGGACTGAAACGCAAGCTGCTGATCCAACTTTACGAACTGAGTTTCCGTTGGGATATACAACGGCTCATCAAGGCAAGGGCATAGCTTATATCCACACTGAATTTACGCTAACCGATGATAGCCAAGAGGTTTGGGACAAGTATTCACCAAGCAATATCAAAGCTGTTGTTCAAGGCCGCAAGATTTACGATCCAAGATTAGATCTATTTCCTGGAGGTCCAAGCGCCAATCCAGCCTCTATAGTTTATTCAAGCAATCCTGCTCTCGCCGTTGCAGACTATTTGATGAATGCCAGATTTGGAATGGGAATCAATCAAGCAAAAATTGATTGGGACGCAGTAGAAATTGCCGCAAATGCCTGTGATGTTTTAGTTGATGTACCTGGAGGGCAGGAAAAACGATTTACTGCTAATGGTGTTTTGTTTGCCACGGATAATCACAATGCAAGCATCAGTAAATTATTGAGCGCCATGAATGGGAAGTTAATCTATTCAAGCGGAACTTATTACATAAAAGCTGGCATATTTGAGGAGGCAACAGAAACATTAAATGAAACAGATTTATCTGGGTCAATAACAGTAAAAACTTCTGTAGAGCGTTCAGAAAGATTTAACACTGTGGGCGGTTTATTTATAGATCCACGACAATTATACAAAAGCAGCGAATTTCCAAAGGTAACTATTACATCAGCTCTTTTGAGAGATAACAGCGAAGTATTAGAGCAAGAAATTGAGCTTCCATTTACGAATTCATCATATATGGCGCAACGTCTTGCCCATAAGATGATTCAAATAAGCGATCAGCAAAAAGTTGTGAATTTTCCAGCTAATCTTGCAGGGTTGCGAGTTGCAGTTGGTGATCGCGTCACGGTATCAATAGAAGAGCTGAACTGGTCAAACAAGGTCTTCCAGTGCCTTGGCTGGTCGTTTAATAACGGCGGCGATGATGGCGTAATGCTGACATTGCAAGAGGATGATGCTGGCTCATACGCTGATATGAGCGTTCCTGAGTATTCTACAGTTTCGGCAGACGGCGTGATTGCAGAAGGATTTGCTGGCATTCCAGATCCGCAAAATTTAACAGCGGTTGGGGATATCAGTGGCATAGAGCTAAATTGTATCGCTCCTCAGAACACTGGTTTATTTGATGCGCTAGTCTATTATGCTTCTCCAACCTCCAACTGGTCTGGCGCTGTAGAAATCGGTCGAGGCTTGATGACCACGTTTTTTCATTCTGCCGCGACAACAAACGATCCTATAGGCGTTGGTGATCAAAGATGGTATTGGGTCAGAGCCGTCAGCAGCGGTCTATTTAGTGACAGAAATCCAGATAATGATGTTTCAAACATCACTGCAATCGTTGCAGGCAATAAGCCAGATTACACAGACATCATTGATGACACGCCAGCTCAAGCAGCGCCCAGCGCATTAACTCTGGTTGAAACAACAGTTTTAGGCAATGACGGCTCTGTTTTGCCAGCCGTTCAAATCAGTTGGACCGCAGCAAGCCCAGCAACTTATGTCAATTTCTACGAGGTTCAATTTAAGCAAACAAGCCAGGGCGAAATTGACTATGGTCTGACCTCAGATCCATATACTGCGATTATCAATTACGGTTCTGTCGCAGACGCTACAACGCTTGAACTTAATTATGGCAGTGTCAATGAGGCGGTAGTCGGCGGTGGCGGTGCTTATTCGTCTGTAAATGTTTATGGCACAACGACAACAATTTCTGGCATGAAGGAGCTGGAAGAGTTCACGTTCAGAGTCAGAGCTGTGACGCTGACAAACAAAACATCCGAATTCGTCACTGCAAGTTTAACCCTGCAAGGCGACCAAACGCCGCCAGCATTGCCATCGACTGTAACGGCTACACCTGGTATTCAGCAAATCAAGCTGAACTGGGAGAATCCATCAGATTCAGATTTGGCGTTTATCGAGATATTTGAAAACACGACCAATAATCAATCTACGTCAACGCTGATTGTGCAAACGCTGGCTGATCAACATACGATTACCAGTCTGCCAAATCAGGCGACGAGATATTATTGGTTAAGATCTGCTGATAGATCTGGCAATCGGTCATCGTTCACTTCAGCGGTCTCTGCGACTACTTCATTGATCAGCCTAAATGATTTTAATCAAAGCGTTCTTGATGAGTTCGCTGCTGGCGATGCGTTTGGTGTTCAACCTGTATCGACGTTAAGCGGCGTTGTAGGCGATCATATTGGCCAGATTAAACTGTTAACCACTACGAACACTCTATACGTTTGGAATGGCACAGAATGGACTACAGAGCTTTTCACGGCATCCAATGTTGATCCTGGCGCTATAACTGCGGCATCATTTGCTGCTGGCGTGGAGCCTATTTCAGCGGTAAGCAGCCTGCCTTCGCCGGTCGGTTATACAGGGCCAAAGGTCGTATTTTTAACGACTGACGCAAAGTTATACAGGTATAACTCAGCAGTTCCTGAATTTACAACTCTGATCAATACAACCGATTTGAATGGAACGCTTGGCGAAAATCTATTCAGCGATACATTGCGCCCAATCGAACGAGTCAACACTTTGCCAACGACCAATCTGGTCACTGGTCGAGTTGTCATGCTTACAACCGATTCAAAACTGTATAGGTACACTGGATCGCAATGGACAAGCGCAATTGCTGCTGCTGACCTATCTGATCAACTAAACTTGGCAACGCAAGCATCAGGATTATTGCCGGTTGCGAACGCATCACCAGGATTGGTGAATAGTAACGTCACCATCAATGCAAACGGAACGCTTTCTGGTGCTGGCGCTGGACAGGCCACACTTGGCGGGTTAGGTGCTGGGCAAGTAGCGACTCTTGACGTAATCACTGAGACATATATTGGCGATAACGCAATTTCGACCGCTAAGATTCAGGCCAATGCGATCACCGCAAATGAAATCTTGGCCGGTCAAATAACGGCTGCAAAATTAGCTGTTGGCTCAGTAACGGCGAATGCTATTGCTGCAAACTCAATCACCACTGCTGCACTGCAAGCTGGGTCGGTAGTAGCTGATTCATTAGCAGTTGGTGCTGTTGTAGCGGATAAGATTTCAGCAAATGCTGTGACCGTCACGAAGCTGGCAGCTAACTCTGTCAATGCCGATAAAATTATCGCAGGAAGTATTACCGCTTCTAAACTAAATGTATCGGAGATATTTGCAGATAGTGCGGTTATTGGCTCGATTCAAGCAAACTCAATCACAACATCAGCAATAGTTTCAACAATAGGCGCTTTTGAATTTATTACCGCGAGCAATATAGTTGGCGGGACAATTGTAGCGTCCAAACTAAATATCGATGAGATTTTTGCTAATTCTATTGTTCTTCAGAAAACAGCCGCAGCCGCACCAGTGCAAAGCGTTGCTGGCGCTACAGGAGCAGTAAGTGCAGCAACAATCATTACTGCTGGAAACCTGGTTGTTCAGGGCGAAATTAGTGATTTTATTACCGGCAGTGAAGTCAATCAAAACGTAACAAGCATCAGCGGTGGCGTAATAACGACTGGCACTATCAATGCTGATCGAATAAATATCGATGGAATTACATTGGACACTAATGCTCTTGGGCAGTTGATAATCCATAATAATGGCGTTGGAACAGCACAAATAGCTCCAGATGCAATCACATCAGATAAAATTGAAGAAAACGCAATTGTTTTTTCTCAAGGTGACATTGCGGTTATATACAATTGGGACGGCACAAATCACAGTCCAAGCGCAGATTATATTGATGTTCCGGTTATTTTTACTAATGTCGTCGGTAATTCTATTGCTGGCGTGACAACGGTAAGAATAACTTGGGTTAGCAGCACACAATTGACTGGCGCTGAATTTGGAACAAACGCCTTCACTACTGTTGCGTTAAACGATGGAGGCGGCACAACTGATGGTTATGTCAGAATGAAAGTCCAGCATACAGCATCTGGCGTTTCGACTTATGTTTCTGGAACTATTTTGGCGTCAGGAGGGAGCGGAGGCAAATGAAAATCGAATGTATTATGCAGGGCAATAGACTTGGATGGACTGCAAAACCAATTCAATTTAGAGATTTATTTGATTTCCATGAAACGATGGAAGATTGGCCAAAAGATCATGAGGGCAATTTTACGTTATCTCGATCAACATTGGTGGTAAATAAGCATGTTGTTCACAGTCGATCAATAAAAGCGCCATTAACTGAACAATGTTTATTTAATGGAACTTGGGCAGTTAGAAATGCTGATGGAGAATGGATAGGTTATTGGCGCGACAAGATTAAGGGAAAATCAGTTCATACTGGTCAAACGGCAATCCATCCCAACCATAGAGGAAAAGGCTATTTGCGAACATTTATGCACATGCAAGCATATCTTGCTTTTTATGTTTACAATTGCGAAAACTGGTCATTTGAAGTAATGGATGAAAATCCAGCTTTAATGGTAAAAATTGATCGACATTGGGATGGCGGGAAAGATCAAAAAATTGCAGAGAGAAAAGGCTCAACTGGAGCTAATGTAGTAAAATTCACACAAAGCAGAGAAGATCAAATAGCGCGATATGGAACGGCCAAGCACAGCCAAGATATCGCTGATGGGCTGGTTATGACACCTGATTACCCAGGATATATTAACGTGTTTCAATTCACTAATTAGCGGATAAAAAAATGGCAACTCAATTACAGATTAGGCGAGGCACCGCCGCTCAGGTAGCCGCATTCACTGGCGCTGAAGGTGAGATTGTATATAACAGCACAACAGACTCTATCCATACAAATGACGGCGCTACAGTAGGCGGTTTTGAGCTTGCCAGGGTCGATGGGTCAAACTGGAACATCAGCAACAATGTGGCATTTACAACCATCAGCGCATCAGGCGAGATAGCAGCCAACGGCGGCATAGCATTGGGCGACAATGACAAGGCTACTTTTGGCAGTGGTGATGACCTACAGATTTATCATGATGGTGATTCTAGTTATATATCGCATAACACAGCAGGTACAGACCTTGTTATAGAAGCTACAAGCCCAGGAGACGATGTTATTGTTAGGGCGGCTGATGATTTAAATTTTAGAGTTAATGGAAACGAAAACGCTATTGTTGCTGTAGGTGGTGGCGCAACTACACTTTACAATAGTAACTCAGCCAAACTATCCACCACAGCCACAGGTATAGACGTTACTGGTACAGCCACGATGGATAGATTGGGCTTGGGGGTTGCGGCACACGCTTCAGCGGCACTATTTATAGATACTACCGCCCAGCACATCCGACTTGCTAATGGCTCAGAACTTGGAGTTATAGAATTAGATTCTGATGGCAAGTTAAACATTTGGGCGCATGGCGATGGCGAAACTATCAATTTGAAGACTGGTAGTGGTGCAGGCACTGATGTTTTAAGCGTAGTCGGCAGCAATGTGGGTATTGGTAAAGCGCCAGCAACCGCCCTTGATGTAAATGGAACAATTACGGCTGATGGGCTTGTTGTTGATGGAACTAATGGTGCTTACACAGTATCCACAAGTGGTAATGACTTTTACTATGGTCGTGATGGGGCTAACTATCACATAGCAAACACTGCTAACGGTGCTTTTA